ATACTTGATGCGTAAATGGCGTGGTTGCTGTTCCTGTATTTCAGATTCTATTTAAAATCACTTGCCCTTATTCCTGTCGAGTCTCCGACGCCACTAATGCGGTGCATGGACATACCGACGTAGTCTGGCACACCATCAAAGCCAAGAGTATAGGCGGTTGCTGTTGTATCAGCTAACACTGCTATCTTATGAAAACATCCTACACCTTTAAATGAGTCACCTGTTCGATGCAATACGTTAAACCCTGCCACCGTTCCCATTGTTAGGTTTGACCCAACTTCGTAATACCCCGCAAAAAACAACAACAAATCACCCACTTGAATACCAGATGGTGCAGTAATTGTCTGGCTGTTTGCAACCTGGGTGGATGATTCAACAACAGGGAATGCCATACTAGATAGAAAAGATACCGTTAGTGTTTATGGTAGCTGTAAGTGTGCCGCCAATTGGGAAAAAAGGTAGTTTTGTGTTCCACCGAGTAGCAACTCGTTGTATGTGAGCATTTCAGAAGTGGTAGTTGTTCCTGTGTCAATATAGAACCCTACTGCATTTGTACCCGCTGGCACTGTAATAGCTCCTGTTACCAAGTCTGCAATGTCAAACTCTGTGCGGTTGTCTGTGTTGTCTGTTGTTATTGTAAAGCCTGAGACTGTGAGGTCTGTTGTGCCTGCTGCTCGATTGGCCACAACGTCTGAAAGAACACCTCTGTATCGGGGTTTGGTGTATATGATGGGTCAAAGAAGATTGCCTTGATGGTGACACTATCCATGTCATTCTTAGCAATTGCCTTGCCGAAAGTGTTGTATTTTACGTTTGCCATATGTTATCGGTTATTTTCTATATTGTAATTAAGTGCTGGTCGGACGTCTCTGTTTCTTCGGTTGTAAGCTTCTTTTATCTCTCGCTCTAGCTTCATGAGTTGCTGCACGATGCGGTTGTGGCTGTCTAAGTTGTTTCGTCTAGCGTAGTCCTCGGCTGGTACTAGGTAGAAGTATGGGTGGTGGATACCGTAGAAGCCGGGAGTCTTATTTGTGTCTGTGTGTGTAAAGTAACTAGCTTCACGGTTTATTGATACCTTTAAGCCGTCTGTGACGTCCTGTGAGGGCGTACGGTCGAGCTTAACGATGTTTGCTGTCGTATCGTATGCACTTGCCGTTCCCACCTCATTAAGGCCGTTGTAGAAGCTCCTGTGTCCTTTCTCGGTATCAGGGTCTACTGGGTCGAGGGGAGCGTATTGTCCGTTGTTAAGCACGTATACTTTGTAGATGTCGAGTAGTACGTTGCCTGTTTCGTCAGCGTCAAAGGTGTAGTTCCGTTGCCCTGCTATCAGGTCAGTAGTGATGGTGTCTAAGTCTCCATGATTTGCATCACTTAGCTTCCATTTACCATCGGACGGAAAGGCAAGTCGCATGTATGCGTCAAATGCTAGATTTACATCGGCAGAAAATTCCTTTAATCGGTTTACATTACCTGATACGTCGCCACGGCTCGCACCAATTTCACGCTCATACATTTGTACGAGTCCTCTGAGGTTTGTTGTATCGTTGAAGTTTAGGGACATAGTGTGTTTATTTACGAGGGGATTTTAAGGCAAGACCTGGTGGGAAATCTTACCCTAAAACCCCACCATAAAGGTGAGGTGGTAGGTTAGTCTGCTGGTGTTACGGTGATGTCGATTGTCAGTGCTAGACGTGGTGTCCAAGCTTTGAAGCCGATGTAACCGTAAGTTACAACTTCCATACCAGTTTTGCCTGATACCATCTTTTCATCTGTTTTGATTCCACTTGGCATTGCCATTGTAGAAACTCCCTTTACTCCTGCCACTCGGTGTCCATCATTTGTCCATGTGGCTGTACCTGATGTTGCGTCGGTGAAGGTTCCTGCTCGTACTACGTAGATGTCTACTCCCATCCATTGTGAAACTCGTCCGTTAGTCAACACTGCGTCTGCGTTGTTGAATCCGTTAGTTGCTCCAGCGTCGATGATTCCTACCATGTCTGTGTTCTCTACAACTACGTACATGTTACCGAAGTATCCTTCTGAGTACCCTGATAGCTGCGATACGATGTTTGCAAAGATACCGTTTACGTTTGCTGCTGTAGCAAATCCTCCAGCTGCTGTTGTAAATGTTCCTGTACCTGCTTCACATAGTGAGTTCAATACATATTCGTCAATCTTCTTAGCTACGTTGAAAGCCATTTGCTCTGTTCGGGCTGCGAATAGGTCGAATGATGTTAGCAACTCTTGGAAGTCCATGATGTGCTCTCCAACGATGAATTCGTCAGTTACGTCTAGGGCTTCGTCTGTGGTTGTGAAGTCTGCTGGTGTGTATGTACCAGTTAGGGCTTGTACCGTTACAGTTGGTGTTGAACTGTATGGTGACTGGATTCGTTTGTTGTTTGAACGGTCTACTGAGGTAATCTTTTCAGATACCATTGCTCCTCGGAGAAGAGTGTCTAGGGTATTTGAACGATATTTGTCTCGATAAACTCTGTCGGCTACTGTATTTGCCATGATAATTTGGGATTATTTTAATGTAATCCCACCAGTGGCTACCGATTCTTGATTCTGAGGATTGCGAGCCGTGCCATATCTTCTTCCTTGTCTGGCATGACTCCCTTGCGAGCGTCTGCCATTAGTCGGTCATCTGATACTTGTGAGCTTCCGCGGCGGGTTGCGCCGGTGTTCACTGCTTGGGCTGATTTACGTTCCTCGTTCTTTTCAGATAGGGTAGCTTTTAGAATTGACGCGCCGAGAGCTTCTTTCACGCTGATACCTTTGTATTTTGCGTACTCCAACACTTCGTCAATGTCTTCGTCTTCGATGTCTGCCTTACTAAGTGCAATGATGTCTAGTGTAGACAGGTTGCCTGTTTGGGCTTCTTTCTTCTTCTCTGCGGGCTTGTTTTCTTTCAATGCTGCTTCTGCCTTTTTAGCACGTGCGTATAGTTGCTTCTCTCGCTCCGTATAGTCAGGCTTGTCTTCTTCTGTAGATTTGTCTTCTTCTGTAGATTCGTCTTCTTGGTCTACAGTCTCGGTGGTTGAGTCGAGTTCCTCTGATTCATCAGTTTGTGAGTCGATGTTCTCTAATTCTTCGTTTTCCATATTTATGAGTTATGTCTCTATTAAGAGTAATTATACCACGTTTATTACTGGTACAACTACTTGCTGCTGTCCTGGGCAATCCGCTTCTGTGTTTCTTCGATAGTTTCTTTCGCGTCGCCAGCTAGTTTAGACAATACGACTAGAGCGCCATTAATGTGACCAATCATCATCTGTCGGGCTTCGATGAGTGTCTCACGCTTTTTCTTTCGGTACGTTGGTAAGGTCTAGTTCAGTCCACATGTCACGCCCCCATTCCTAGAGGGTCACTCGGTGAAATCTCGTAGAGGAATAGTTTTCGTAGTGTCTTGAGTCCTTCTTTGTTTCCAGCGAAGGTGGCGTTTAACCAGGCTAGTTCTGTATCGTTGATTCGTTTATCATCCATACTATTTCTTTTTAGTTACTCGCTTTTTAATCGTTTCAAGTTCCTGTTCTTCGGGGTCTTGTAGTTCTACTGGTTCGTCTTCTAAATCTAGTCCGTACTTTGCAAAAAGAGCTGCTTTCTTTTGTGTGTACTTCACAGGGTTCTGGGCTTTGTATCGCATGAGTGATTCAAGGATTTCTTCTTTGCTCATTGGTACTGCACCTTGCATCGCTTGCTCTGGTGACGGCACGAATCGCTTTCGTTCTATGTTGTTTGACATAAGTCGTTTAATTAGTTGTTTAATCATAATGTTCCACCCCACCGTTTTATTGATTAAGTTGAGGTGTTTCTTCTGGTGCTAGGTCTTCTGGGTTCATTGCTGCGGCTGGTTGCACTGGTGCCGCTTGTAGTTGAGTTAGTTCCATTGGTGAGAACGTCCCTGTTTCTTCAAGAATCTTAGAGAGTACCATTCGAGCGTTCTGTGTATCTCCCATACTTGCTAGGTTAGCGAGGACGGTTGTGAGAGTAGTAAGGTTGGCTAGTTTATTAGACTGCTCGTTTGTTACCTGTACTTCTACGTCCCACTCAAAGTCTTTGAATACTTCTTTCCATGTCTTATTTGTCATTTCCGATGGTTTGTAGTATCGGGTGTTGCCTAGAGCTTGCATTTCCTTTTGTATTCCAGCTTGTGTGCCTTCTACGTCTGGAGCTTCGGGAAATGGAGTATTGCCGTTGATTGGTGATTTCAAATACGCGAGCATTTCTTTCTTGACTCGTTCGTTCTCAATCTTCTTGGCTTTGTTCGGTAGGTAGATAGCGTCAATCTCTCGTACGCCGACGTCATCTAGTACCGCTACAATCTCATCTTTAGTGTTTAGTTGTTTCTTGATGAATGGGATAACAAACTCTCGCCAGATTTCCTCTAGGGCTAGCCCTTTGTTCTCGGTCATTAGTTCAAACAGTGAGTGAGCTTCTTGCTGGAGAGCTTCTACTTGCCTTGCTGCGGTGCTGGATGGCATTGTGTTGCCCTTTAGAGCGTCTGGTGATGATGTTTGTTCGCCACCGTTCATCTTCCATGAGGTTGCACTGTTTTGTAGTGAGGCAATGTCGTGGGAGGTATTCGCTAGTTGAGTGAGAGGTTGATTCTGTTCGTGATAGAGAATAGAGCCTGTGTCGAGGTTGTGAGCGTTCTTGCCTTGGTAGCTTGGGTCTGATGTTTGGAAAATGAGCTTTGATGCTAGGTCGAGCTGGTCTTTAATGGCCTTCTCGTTGTGGTTCACCATCCATTGTGCCTCGAATAGGTGCTCAACAGCTCCGATAGATTGGACACGTCCTTCTTCTTTTACTAAGTGAGTGATGTGGTATGGGTTCTTTTCTTGTCCTGAGTATAGTGTGTAGTCTAGATATTCTTTCTTGCCGTCCTTCCCGTCACCTTCATGTACAAACGATAGGATGTGTACTTGCTGAGTGAATACCTTTTCATCTGACTCTTTGTCAGTGATGAGAGCCTTTGAAAACTCCCCGTGTAGTTCGTACACTTCGATGTAGTCTGCTTTATTATCTTTGTTCTGCTTACCAAGTGACTCACGTGAGGTGAGAGCTTGAGTGATGAGGGCTTCAACTTCGTCTTGGTCGAGTAGTGGGTGCTTACGTAGTTGCGCTGGAGTGTAGTAGTGCTTCTCGATGATTGGATTACCGTAGAAGTCGATAGAATCCACAATAAGGCGATTCCAAGGGACGATAGTTGCTACTAGTTTGCCATCTTGCTCTACAAACTTAGATACAGCTGAGCCGTAGCGAGCTAGAGTCCTTCCCCAGTCATTAAGCCAAACACCAATGCCAGCCTTACGCATCCATTCCTTAGACTTTACGTCTGCCAGTAGTGCTGTGGTGTGTTGCGCTTGCTTGGTTGCTTTGATGCGGATGTTCGCTCGGTCAATGTCAGTTGCTCTGTACCAGATGTTAGATGCAGCGGTAACAATGTTAAAGAAAGGTTTGTCTCGCCCTAGTGAATCCTTATCGCCTGAGATGTGCTTACTAAACAAGTACGCTTCGATGCGGTTGATGTTGTCTCTGATTGAGAATGAAACATGCTCGCTGATATTTGTATCACCGGAGATGTAGTCTTGTTCTTGTTTTCGTACTATTTCGTGTGGGGTTTGCATGGGTTATAAATTGTCCACCAATTTACATTAAATATATTTGGCTTTATTATATCACGATTACTTGGCGCTGTTCATGTCTGAGAAAGCGCCGCCTTGCAGGAACTGACTAGCTGTCTTTGCTGCTCGTTCTACTTGTGCCTCTGTGTTCTGGGGTGAAATCTTTTCTGTGATAACAAAATACATTCTCATAATCCAGCAATCAGAATCATCGGGTGAGCGTCCGATAACATCTTTTACCTTTTCCTTTGGAGTGGCAAAGCGTTTACCATCACCCTTTGATTCGTCCTGGTAGCAGGGTAGTTCCTCTAGCGTGGCTTCTTTTCTTTCACCATCTACCTTTGATGAAATCTTATGGTTGTTTACTAAGTCAGCTAGGGTAAAGACACACTGTGAGCGCAGGTTCTTGTAGTCTGTAGTCAGGCTGGCGGTGCTGTTGTAGTGGACGTTAGGTAGTCGTACGATGTCCATGTCTGTCTTAATGGCTGAGAACGATGACTTGTAGCCTATAATGCCGTCAAGCAGTGGGTCGTGGGGTAAGTGTTCTCCTACTCCTACCGCGTCTACTAGGATGTGTGAGAACGGGATTCGTTCCTCTTTAGCTTTGTCTCTGATCTCATTCTTTACCGATGAAGCGTTGAGTCTGTCGTACCGTGAACGCTTGTATTCTAGTAGTCCTTTCCAGTACGAAAAGATAATAGCGTCGGAACCGTCACCGGCTACGTCCACAATCAAATACTTTTCATTTGATTCGTCTACCGTGTTGCTGAACACATCTACTAGGGCTGAGTAGTTGAACAGCGCCCCAGTGTCGTCTACGTGTTCTGCTAGTACCTCCTGTCGATACGATGAACGGTTGCCTTCGTACTCTTTCTCCATGTCGTCAATCTCTAAGCTGGAGATGAACGGATTGTCTCTTGATGTAAAGTGAAACGATGCAGCGTCTTTGCGGTCTGTAAACTCTTTCTCTAATCGTCTCAGGTTCGGGTTTTCTTTCTTTGGTGTACCGATGAAGTTAGCACTACCTCGTGTGTCTAAAAAGAGTGGGCGGAAGATGTCACTCCAGGCAGCAAAAAAGCCTTTGAACGTGTCTGTTTCGTCAAAGGTGATGTGAACCACGTCAGTCAGTCCACGGTAGTTCTCTTTGTTCTCGTACCCTCCCACCATGATAGTTGATGTCGTACCATCCTCGTTTGGTACTTCCATCTGGAGCTTCTGTTCGTTCGATGAGCCGATACCGTGCAGTCGGTTCTTTAACGCTGCCCAAACAATTTCTCTGGCTTGTATCTGCGTTGGAGCGATGTAGATGACTTTGCGCCCTGTAGCAAACTCTGTCTTTGATAAGCGTAGGTTGCTGGCCTTGGTCATAGCTTTGTAGCAGATGTTCTCCACTTCCATAGCTGTCTTGCCGCCCTTCCTTCCAGCTCGAATAGTCTTGAAGCGGGCAGGGTGTGAGACTATTTCCTTTTGTTTATCGTGGAGTTGCATCTATTTCTTAAAAGAGTTATCAAAGATAATCTGCAGAGCGTCACCTTCTGCACCTGTAATCTCGGTGCGTTGTGTTGCTTTTCCAAATAATTGCTCCCAACAGAACTTAATCATGTCCTTGTCAGGTTTGATGTCTTTCTCGCTGTCTCCAAAGGCTAACATTTTAGCGTTCATGATAAGCTCATCTCTTTCGTCACCGTTAAAAAAGTCAGTAACTCTTAGTTTATTCTTCGTTCCCGTTGGTCTTCCAGCAGGGTTGTTCGTTTTGTTCTTAATAGTGTTCGCCATAGTGTATGTCTTATGTCAACATTGTACCATGCTTTTAGTGTCCCCTTACCTGAATCGAACAGGTGCGTTGTAGTGAGTAGGTATATTGGTGTGAGTCAATACAGTTAGTCAGAAAAAGATAAATAAGAAATATCTCACTACTAGGTGCTTACCATAAGGGGGATGCTGGCGGAGACTTTAAGAGTTACCAGCCCTTCTATTATACCTTATCGGGTGGGGTTTTGTCTAGGGCTGATAAGTAATCACGTAACGTATTCCTGAAACGCTTGAATGCTATCCACTGTCTAGTTCCACCATCAGGTTCCAAAGGTTATTAAATACACTGCGATAATAAATGTGTTGAACCAAGTTCCGATTACAAAGTAATCCATATTCTAATCCTGCTTATCCTTATAATGCTCCGCTGCGATTTGGGCGAGGTGTCTCATATACTTTGCAAAAGGTGTATTGATATTTACCCCAGCAGATATAAATTTCTCCTCCAACGTCTTCTCTGGTTTGACTGGGGTGTGCCCGTTCAACTAATTAACCGCGTCAACCAGTGTGAGTAGTAGTTCGTTTAATGTGTCCTGTGAAGAATCTATGCTTGGTTTAATTATTTTCACATCTCCGATTTTTAGGTTTTCATATCTATTCCTTACCGTATAAGGGCTTTACTACGTTCTCTAGGATGTCGGCTAGGGGTTTTTGTCTACCTCTCTGTCTATGTCAGAGCGTGAGTACAGAGCATCATCTACTGGTAGCGTAGGGTCACTCTTCATCCCCTCTATCCCCTCCACCAGTCTTGTGTATGCTTGGTCTCTATCTTCTTTTAAGGCTTGCATTGTTACCTTTACGGCAAGGTCTTCTGCAAACGCTGTTGTTTTATCTTTCATATCCTCTCACTATACACCTCTGGGGTGAATGAGCCAGCTAGGTTATCAACAGTTTATATTTCTCTATCTCCGCCGTGTACCAGTTCCTATCTAATTTTAGTGATTGGTGGCGTGTTAGTTTCATTTCCTCTATAAAGTCACCACCTAATTCCTTTTTTAGTCGTTCCTCAAAGTCTAGGGGTTTGCCGTTGCCAAATATGTTGCAGCCTACGCACTGGGGGCGCAGTTGTTTTCGTCCCACCTAGTTGCTAGGTACTGTCGTGGTACAAAGTGTCCGTTTTGTAGTGTACCTACTTTTACCGCAGGTGTAGCACTCTTTGTCGTAGTGCTGTCGTATGTAAATAGAAAAGACGCGATCTAATTCTTTCTTTAGTTGCGCCTGCGTTTTTCTTTCTTTGCCATTACTCAAAATTCTTTAAAGCAATCCTACAGATACGTTCTGTTTCTTGCTCCCTCATCTCCTCTACCCATTCGTGCTGCATAGGTGACACCACACCTCGACAAAGTGAGTACATTGGTTCTGTAATAATGTGGCACAGTCTCGTGGCAAATAGTTTCTAAAATTACTTCTTTAGTGTTTTCTTCCATTACAGGGTAAATGCGAATAGTAGAACGTAGGTATGAAAGGTTTATGGTGTTGTCCATTG